AACACAAGAACCTCCGAAATCCGCAAGATTAGAGAAGAAAAAGTAACCTTGAAATACAAATGATTGAACTAGCACTTCTAGCAGGGCTCGGTGCAGTTGGATACTTATTAGCAAGAGATCAAGCCCCTAAGAGTGATAGCACACAACTTGTAGAACAATTTACTGATACTCAAGCCCCTCGCCCTACGGAAGAATATCCTGACGGTGTAGTTCATTCTCAGGATCAGAAAGGGCACAACAATCAAGTTCCGTTCTTTGGTGCTCGTGTAACTCAGAGTATGTACTCCGGTGCTACAGATTCAGTTCTAGATCACCACACCGGAGCAGGTAAGGAATACTTCCAGAAGCGCGAGGTTCTATCCTTCTTCGATGCAAAGCCTGGAACTGGTAATCCGTTTGGTGGAGCCGTTGAGACAGAGTTTATGCAATCTCGTATGGTGAGTGGCCAGAACATGAAGAATGTGTTCCCGATTGAGCAGGTACAAGTTGGTCCTGGAGCTAATGATGGATATACGAATATTCCTAAGGGAGGATTTCAGCAGGATCAAATGCGCGAGTTTCAGCTCCCCCCTACAACTGATGAGCTTCGCGTAGTAACAAAGCCTAAGCTGTCATACGAGCCCCCGATGATTCAAGGCGCGAATGCAGTAACTCTACCCGGTATTCAGGCAGAGGTTAAGAAGAATCGTCCTGATAAGTTTGTTCTGCTTGGCATGGATCGTGTTAACACTGCGGTTGGTGCCCAAACTGCGCCTAAAATCTATCCTGAGCAACCTATGAAAGCACAGGCTCGTGAGACCACTGAAAGAGAGTATTTTGGTTCAGTCGGCGGAGCCATTGCAATCCTTGCACCTTATGTTCGCGCATTTACCGAACCTTATCAGGAGTTCATGAAGTTAACTGCAGAAGGACGTCCCAATCCTGCAGGTGTTCTTGGTACAGGTGTAGCGATGGGTCCCGAGCATATCTCTGCTACATCACACCGTAATGAACAGGCTATCATCGATGCTGGTCGTATGAACGCTGGTGCCAATGTCATTGCTGCACCGGGTCATGCAGAGCATATGGGTTCTTACCGTTTCAATCAGCCTCTGCAGGAAGATGTTCATGTGCAGCGCAATCATCCTTCCATTCTCAAAGCGTTCAGCGAGAATCCCTATGCGCAACCACTTAATGCCTTTTAATGAATAACAAATAATGGAAGAGATTCGCCAACATCTAACCTATAAGAATACCCCTTTAACTATTTGTATGGGTAAGCTAACATCTCAAGAACAATATGAAGTTGTTCGGATTCTTCTTGAGAGTAAAACTCCTGTAAGAATATGCACACATGAATGTACGAATGAATATATTAATCGGATACTTAAGGATTTACCAATTCAGTTTGTTCAATGTTGGACTATAGATTTACTTAGCAGTTAGCACAGTGGGTTCATCTATACTCTCTTCAGAAGACTCTTCAGAAGACTGTTCACCTCGAGGCTGTGCTTTAATAATTGAAATTGCTTGTTCTGACTGATCTCCAATATTTTCATAATCCGTGTTGTTTGCTGCTTTTACCATGTTTTCATATTTCTTATCCACCATATCATATATCTTCGTAAGATCTATCGAATACTGTCTAGAGTTTTTATCGTCAAGAATTACCTTGTATTTTACTCTAAGAGCTTCTGCAGACGATCCCACAGTTTTCCATTCCGACACAGGAGTCATAATAAACTCTTTAATTGCTTGAGAAGTAGGTCTGGGCATATCCAATTTATCATGTAAAATCCTACCAACCCAACTTATTTTGATATCATCTGAATACTGAGGTCTATTCTTGTCAGGATCATATGCTCCTCCGACAAACTTATTCCCTGCAAATGCAGATCCCATTCCTGCTATGCTGGTGAGTATAACTGAAAGTATATAAACTGTGGTTAAAGACACCATTCGATATTCTTATGTTTCAGTAAGATGTTTCATTTGGTAAAAGATACGGCATCGCAAATTGAAAATAATTTAATAGGTGTTCGATCTATGCGAGATTCTATCTTTTCATGGTGGTTTAATATTAGTCTTCTGATTTTGGTGATAGGATTCTCTGTGTACTTTTTGTATTCTAGCTATGGAACTGCTACACCTCCCGAACTACAAAAGGTAAAGTTTGAACCAAGAATGTGGAACAATGCTGTAAGAAATGTTCCAATAACAGAGTATGGACAAATACCTCAAATTGAAACTGGAGATGGTGTATCGGGGACTGTCAGTAGAACAAGCGCGTCAGCGTTTTGATGAATTAAAAGCAGGAGAACCTCCTCAACTACCAATTGAGGTTCCCGTTGTTAAAGTTAGACGTAAGTTAAGAATTCCTGCCTCTGAAAAGTAAATGCGTTCAGCGTCGTCTTATATAAACAGAAGACGGGTTTCTGCAGAAGCATCTATTACAAAGGTGCAGTATCCTCACCATATTGCTGTTCAGAATACCTTGCTTTCATCAGAAAACTGTTCTCGTGATTTTTCTACGATAAGCTATATTTATAAGATTTGTTGTCAGGTTCCAAAGAAACCTAACCCGATCGTTAAGAACAATCCTACATTGTCATTGGTAGAGAACATTGAGGTTCCCATAGAGAACATTGAGGTTCCCATAGAGAATACTACTAAGGTTCCTGTGCAGAATACTGTATTATTGATAGAATATCCTGTGAGAAAACATACATCTGAAGTTTGGGTTCTTTTTAATCCAATTTTATTAGAAGGTGAACCGGGGTATGATATAGATAATGGTATTCTAAAAGTAGGTGATGGAATTACACCGTGGAATAGTCTCAAAAATATAGGTCCAGGACAGACTCTCTTAGATACAGTATCATTTTTATAAATTGATATGTTAATTCTACATGTAAAACAAGAATGATCTCTTTATTTTGGATCTTTACGGGCTTCCTTACTGGTCTGCTTATAACATCTGTATTTGCACCACCTGAACATAAAGTTCCAAGTGTTCCGACACCAAAGGATACAGATCCAATTCATGCGGGAACTGGATGTGTAAAGTTTCGATCAGAAGAAGTCCCGTGTGATGGGCAGGAAACATCGCTGAATGTTATCGCATCACAAAACAAATGAACGTGATAACTCGAGAGACGTTACCGCTTCTATCCTTCATTATTGGGTTAGGATTTGCAGTTCTTCTGTTTCACAAACCGTTTCAGACTAAAAAAGTTTTAGCACTTCCAGTAGATGAGATTCATGGAAAAAGTGTTCGTGTTGATGGAAAATGTTATAAGTATGTTGCGGAGGATAGTCAATGTGAAATCCTCCCCTCTAAATAAATGGCCGACGGTGCAACAGACTTAAGCGATCTGCTTGGCGGAAGCCCTGTTCAAAATCCTCAACTCCCGCAATCGACGACATTTGCTCCGATTGTGACAGGTGGTGTTGATCCGTTTATTGCTCCTCAGGTGAGCTCAAATAAGCCGGCGATGACTCTATCTAGCCAGTCTCATACGTTTAGTACGATTCGATATGCGGCAAAAAGCCTTGCCACTTATATTGGCTTTTTTGTCGGAGCGGTTGTGATTTCTCTATCCACTCCTCGTTCGCTCATTCTTCAGTATATTCCTAACACCTACACTTCTGGAGGTGTTCCTTCCTATACTGGCGCCGCGATTCTTGGAGGCGTTGCTACTGCAATTGCTTACCTTGTAGGAACTCTACTCGGTGCCCTGTTTTAGCTTACGCCTCGCATCCTTCAAGCGTGACTTCTCACGCTTACTCACCACATTCTCTCCACGAGGAGGCGGTTGCTTGTGCACCGGCTTCTCGATAGAGATATCTTTCTTGGGCTTAGGAGCCCTACGTTCGGAGCACGCCTGCTGTTCTAAGACATCAGCAGGAATATACTCCATGGTTGAGTGTATCTTACTGATAATTAATAAATCCGTTTTACGTACGGTGCTTTACTAGAACCACTTCATTGTAGTAATACACAAACTCAGGAACCTCTTCGGAGACCCCATCTACAATATTGAACTCAAGGATCTGTTTGGACTTTCGAGCCTTATCTAAAAGTTTGAGAGCCGCCTCGAGATTTGTACATACTACAATGTCGTCCAACTCGTTTGCCATTTTATAGCAGACAATGTATACCTTATCCATGATTAGTTGTTAGTAAGTGTCATTGTTATAAATCCGTTTTAATCAGAATAGATAACCTTCAGAAGACCATACTTCTCCATACACTTCGTAAGAAACTTCTGGCAATCGGCACAGGGCTTAGAACCTAGAATCTCTCCTTGCTTGTTGATTCGTACGACGACAAGAATACAACCGTGTAGTTGTGATACGTCACCGAAACGTTTCACAACTGCGCGTTCAGCGTGTAGCGTGTTGTCGGACCAACCACAGCCACGCGACCGGCTGCCAATCTTGTTACGCGACGATGCGACCAACTTGTTCCTCTTATACAACTCAGCATAATGCAACTGTGTATTATGCACAGGCTTATACTCCATGGTTGCCATTTGTTGTGAGTTCAATTCCTGAGTGAAAACGTATTCGTTTTTCATAAGATGGTAACACGTATGGATGAGTTATGGGATAAGTATGTTCGTAACTCCAAAGGATGGAGAAATGACCCAATTGCAAGAGCTCATCCACGAATCTATCTTGGTTCACGCGAGGAAGTGGATTTGTTCACATTTCATAATCATAAAATTACACACGCAATAAACTGTGCCGAAGAGGTATGGAACTCAAAATGGTTTAAGCATGAATATCCAGAGCGGTATGTATGCATTGGAGCAGAGGATAGTCAAGAGTTTGATATTCTATCCGTGTATCCGAAGTTTGAAGAAACAATGAATCGCTTTCTAGCTGACCCGGAATGTCAGAATATCTTTATTCACTGTCAATGTGGCATCAATCGTAGTGCATTTCTTCTACTAGTATATCTATGTCGAAAGTTTCAGTATAGTATGGAATCAGCTGTAAAAAATATCCTTCTTCAGCGCCCTTGCTGTTTTCGAAATGAAGCGTTTCGAAAACAAGTAACAGAATATATCAAAAAACTTGAGTAGAAGTAATGGCAGATCTAGGATCTAACTCTATGTGGAGTAAGCTCTCAACTGGAGTATCAAATGTCGAAACAGATGTTTTGGGACCAGAGTACAGCTATGCAGATAATGTACAAAGCGCAAGCTCTCAAGGAGTTGGTTCATCGGGAACATTTAGTCAGCTATTCAGAAATGCAGAGGCTGTTGCTTATTACGTAGAGGCTCTCATCACAGGAAATCCTCCTCTAGGAAACCAGTTTTTTGTTAATACTGGTGGAACATGTATAGCGCCAGATGGTCAACTTAGATCGAGATACAACTACATCAATAATATGTCTTCTGGTGCAGCAGCACTACCGCCTGCAATCAGCGATCTTGGGTCTGACTTCAATGGCCTTATTCCAGGAGTTGTAGACGATATTGAAGGGTTAAATCCCATTTACATTTTTAATGCGATGACCGCAGATGCATCGCCTCAGTGTCAATGTTATGCGTGCAATGTAACATCTGGGTCTAATACTCAATGGTTAACTCTTTCAATGTCACCGGATGCAACAGGTCAATGCACGCAAGTTGATTCTTCACTGTGTCCTCCTCCAGATTCTACAACAGAATCTTTCACAAATAGAACGCCTGGTATTGTAAATGCAATTCCAACTATTGTTGCAGGATTAGGATTGGCTCTGTTAGTATTTACGAGTAAATAATGAAGATTTTTTAAATGGATAATGTTTTTAGAATAAAGAAGTCTCGCGAGACAGGTCCTAAAACAAAATCGTCTGAGAATGTTTCAGGAACACTTGATTCCATTCACCAAACTTTAGTTTCATCGATGCGTGAGACGACATTAAATCTTGATGATCTTCGCAAGCGCAAGGATGATATAGAACATGAACTGGATACGATTACAGATATTTATAGAGTTACAAAACTTCAAGAAGAACTACGAACTATTCAGAAACGGTTAGATCAAGATGATCCTCTAAAAGATTACTATTTAAAGAATGCTGATATTATGCTGAAGTACTATAGTGGAGAAGACAAAGTACAATCTGTGTCAACAACTCCTGCAGATCAAAATACATTTGTAAAATATTTGATGATGCAAGCTCCTCAAGATACTCCTGTTATTTCAAAGAAGGAATTATATGATGAGTTTACATCTCGTATGAAACTCAACACAACGATCGAAGTTGCAGAGCGAAGTGCCGAACATTGTGATAGATGTAACATTGCTCGCGATGAACTTTCCGACGAAGGTATTCTAGTATGTCCCAAATGTGGCTCGGAAGAATACATGATGGTGGTTTCAGACTTCCCTTCGTTTCGCGATCCTCCCAAAGAGCGCAACAATTATGCATATAAGAAGATTAACCATCTGAATGAGATTCTAAATCAGTTTCAAGCAAAGGAGAGCACTATCATCCCCGAAGAGGTTATGAACGAGGTTATATGTGAAATTAAAAAGCGTCGTATTCAGAATATTGCAGAGTTAACTGAAACTGGTATGCGTGAGATTTTAAAGAAATTAAACAGATCGAAGTATTACGAACATGCCACCCACATCCTATCAAGACTTAATGGAAATCCACCTCCAACCATTACCCCTGAAATCGAGGAGAAGATTCGAACAATGTTCCAGGAGATTCAGGCTCCCTTCCTGTTGTACTGCCCTGATGACCGTACCAATTTTCTCTCGTATTCGTACATTCTTTACAAGTTCTTCGAGCTCCTCGAGTTAGATGAATATAAGATGTATTTTCCTCTGCTAAAAAGTCGGGATCGTCTGATTAGTCATGACATTATTTGGAAGAAGATTTGTGAGTATCTACGATGGGAGTTTATACCAAGCGTGTGAACGCAAAAATCCGGCACGCTCTAGAGTTCCCGACGTTAGTCGCAACTCTAGTCGACGTATGGCAGGGGATCCTGCTCATCGTCTTCGTCACCGAGGGGCTCGAGGTCTGCCTCCCATCCTGTAGACCAGGAATGAGCATCATCGTCCTCATGATAGCCTGAATGTTCAGCCATCATGTCTTCGTCCATGCCCGGGTACCATCCTGTAGACCAGGAATTGGCGTCTTCGTCATCGTCAAACGCGAAGAACTCCTCCTCGACACCCATGGGGTCACCCCCAACAACTGCCGTAAACGGTACGGCCTCGCAACGCACAACACCCTCCACATCTATGAGAGTGTTATACGTCATTTTGCGTAGTATCTATCTACTTTGAACTTAAAGAATCCGTTTTTAATTATATTTTCAAAAACGGATTGGGCTGACCAAAATCAATGGATTGTGGTCAAAATGATCACTTCAATTTTCAAGAATAGCTCGTGGCAAAACAACAGCGGTATCGCTCATGTTCTGTCTCGTATTGATTTCAAGAAGTTCAATAATGCTCTTTCTGTAGCAACTTGGCATCAGGATCATCCTCATACCATTGTTCTCTTTGAGTATATTCATTCTGGAATATACGATGAGATTGCAGAGATGGAGCGTATTCCTGGAACCACACAATTCATTCACGACTTTCTGAAGGATCCGGAGGTTGAGAATGTGCTGAAGTCTCTCTTTGCGGACAAGCCAAATATGTTGCTGTTCAGTCGTCGAAAGATCGATAATACGAAGAGTGGGTCAGAGTCTCTTACGAAGTATCGTCAGTATGTACTCAAGATCTGTCCAGAGATGCCTTCGCCAATTCTGAATCCCGAGGATGACGATGAGGACTATGCAGATATGCCAGCACTGGAACCGGCCTGGAAGTTCTAAAAATATTCTCAATGAATGGCATGAATCGAGTATTCTTCGGAACTCTTATATCTCACGCTGAATCCCATATAAAAGAAGTAAAGCCCCTTCTTGCAAGGGCATCAAATAGATTTTTAACTGAAAAATCTATAGACGAAGCTATTGAACATCTGCGTAAGTCTACAGAACACTTAATTAACGCGAAACAATCTTATATCAATCACCTTCCCCCTTCTCGGGTACAATCCGAGGCTTGGGTGGATCCTCGTATACAGCACCGTCTGTCATAATGACGTCTCCGTCATCCTCGTAGAAATACACTCTACGAAGCATTGTTCCCGGTTTAAACTCACAGTTTGAATATACAATCTTCATTGTGACCGATATCTAGTAGATAGGATTTAACAGAATCCGTTTTCTTCACAATACAGACAACCACCTAGTTCCATATGAGCTAATTGGTTAGGCTGATCATCCAAACATCCTGTACAAGAATACCCGAATGAATAAATATATTGACCCATTTGCTCTGGAGTAAGACGTTCACGCTTCACCTCATGAGCTAGAAAACGCGTCATAATCTTTGCAATAGTTCGCATACTGCAGACATGAGACAAAACATAGTGAATCATAGGAATGCCCTCTTCTGGTTGCAAGTATCGAATATTACGAGAGTTTAGTTCATCCTCTACATAGACAACATTTTCAAGAGATGAATACCTTGCAATATAAATTGAAAGACGCTTGATCTTCATTCTGTTATGAAAATCAATCATCATTAAATTATCCATTTTTAACATCCACCACACATAGATCGAAATACTCGATCTTCATATTTCATATGACAAAATGATCCGCAAATAGGCTTTTTAGATCTATTCCAAAAATACAATCGTTTACCACATTCGAGACATCTGCTATAACTTGATACGGTAGATGGTATTCTTTTTATCTTCTCTAAAATCTGTCTATTCAACCGTAACTTCAGATAGAAGATTCTCTCCATCGTTAGATGTTCTAGAGGATTTAGAATTAAATCTTTTACAACAGACATCTCGAAGTAGAAATGATAGACAACATAGTGCACTTAACCCTAGAACGCATAATCCACCAATTGCTAACCCGCTATCGGTCGGATCATCCATTATAGATTACTCGCATAGTCCGTATATATCAGATTTCAGTCTACAATCACCAGACGGGCATTTAACGGAATTAGGAGGACAGGGTTGATCTACCTTCGTACTAGGGTTATCAAACCCTTCCAGAGCAGGACGAACAACTTTATAAACAAAATAGTTAGCGACAGCAAATACTACGCCATGAATGAGAGCTTTTTCACGTAAGCTTCCAGAAGGAGGAATACTCAGATGAACGCCAGGAACAAGAAGCATAAATAGTACTGCTTTTAGAAGGATATTAACCCACATTTATCTTATCATTGTAAAATCTCACTTGGCCATTCCGAGATATGTGGGATGTCCAGCCGGAACGCAATCAGGAACACCTGATTGGCTTACTCCAGGAACATATCCGTTAGGGCATGACGGACCATAGTTTCCAAACTTCTCAACAAACCCGCGAATTGTACCCCAGTAATATCCCATAACTAGAGATACTACGATCGCAAATAGAACCGCATGCGTAACTAAGACTACGGCAGGGGAACCTCCCGGCGGTAGTTTTACAAGAACTCCCGGCACAAATGCCGCGAAGAGGAGCGTGGATAAAACTGCACTAATCAGATCCATTCTTTGTTATAGAAATTGATTTTAGTTTACAGAACACGCATCACAGCACGCTGTACAACGAAATGTAGCAGGGCGAACAGTACGCCGTGGACGGCCAGGACAGTCCACTTGGAACCGCCCGGGGGTAGAGTCACCAGCACGCCGGGGACAAACGCAACGAATACTAGAGCGGATACAAGAAGTCTTAGCCACGCCATTTTATTTCTTACTTGCGACTTTTTCTGGACAGGTGTCCAATTTTTCTGGTTGACCGCTTCTTAATATTCATTAAAAACTGAGCTCGACGCCGAGTTTTTAAAGTATGCTTTCCAGGATGTTTTAGAACATCAGCGGCGTATTCTTCAGGTGTTTCCTGATGTCTTAGAGCCTGTTGAGTAAACGCACCCTTCTTCATATGTTTTACAACTTCCTGTATCCACTTTCTAGCCGTCTTACGACGTTTACCTCCCATACATTCTCCCATTTTGTTTAGTTCTCCACCTTTTTTACACCGAGGACAGTCTCCTGTATCAGGACTGCATGGACATATCTCCACCATTATTCTTAGGACAAGAACCACATCCTGGAGATGCGACCTTTATGGCACTCTTGTTGTTCATAATGTACCAAACTACTGGAATTAATGCTAATAACCAGAGCCACCACATTTGTGAAAATGGAAAGAGTTTTCGTAATCCTCGCCTAACACAACAAGATGGGTATTCCATTCTACTTTGCAAGTCTATCAAAAAGTCACAAAGGAATCATTGAAGCCGTGAAAAAGGCCACATATATGAGTGTTGACGTATTTGTAGTTGATTTTAATTGTCTAATTCACCGCTATCTGAAGGATGAAGAGCCTATTAAATCTGTTCTAGATGCACTAGAGCACATTATTGAGAATACATGCAAGACCAAACTTCTTATCATTGCAATGGATGGTCTAGTTCCTTATGCTAAAATTGTCCAACAGCGTTATCGTCGTATGCGCATTCGCGATGATAATACTGGAACCTTTGACCGCCATCAAATCTCTCCAGACACACCGTACATGCGAGAGCTTGAAGCAGCTTGCCGTTCTCGGTTCCCTATGGCTATCATTAATGGAACTTCTGAAGCAGGGGAGGGAGAACATAAGCTAATTGCCGAACTTCGCAAACTTCCTGAGAATCAGCGTCGTTCAATTTGTGTCTATGGACTAGACGCTGATCTAATTCTGATTGCTCTTCAACATCACGCACTATCCAATCCGTATGGGTTTTGGCTTCTTCGTGAAAGCGCAGAGTTCAATGACCCTAAACTGAAACATGCAGAGTTTGCAACTCTATCCATCTGGAAACTTCTGAAGGAACTACCAATGCCTATTGAACAGTATATGGCACTCTCGATTCTCTGCTTTGGTAACGATTTTATGCCAAATCTAGCCATGTTCTCTCTGCGAGAAGATGGGTATGACCGCGCTCTTCATACGTATCAAGAAGCGGGAAATCCTGATCTAACTACCTCGGATGGCCGTCGTAAGTTCTTCAATTTTGCAGCAGCAAAGGAAATGTCTGTTCTAAAAGAGCGAATTTTACTCCGCAAACGTCCTGAAGAAAAAGCTCTTCTAGGGAAAGATCCGTCGCTGTTTGCTCATAAGTATGGTCTTCATGTTCTAGAAGGGGTAGTCGATATGAAACCCGTTGTAGAAGCCTATTGGAAGACCTTTCATTGGACTTGGCACTATTTCAAGGAAGGTGAGCCGATCAATTGGTTCTGGGTATATCCTTATGCAGATGCTCCGCTTATCTCAGACATCGTAGCGTATGATGAGACCACGAAGATTGAAAAGCGTAAGTTGAACTTTACAGTCACCAAACAACTTCAGTTTATTCTCCCTGCAGTTTCTCTACGTACCGCCAAACGCAGAGTAATGTATCCAGATGAACTTCATAAAGAGACTCGTAATCCTTGGATGAAACGCCATGACTGGGAAATGAAGCCTCGTATTTCACTTCCTTGGAATCCACATTATGATCTCACCTCTGTCTCCCTAGTAGCCGATTCAAACTAAACTTATGAACAACTAATGATTGTGATTTGTATGCTTGAGAATAATCAAGTACGTTATCTTCGTCGAATGAAATTGACGAATAAGAAACCTCTCGCTTGTTCCAGTATTCCAGAATG